CCCATTATTAATAATCTCTTTCGCAACTATAAGAATAATTCCTGCGTTACCTCCTGCTCCACCACCGCCGCCGCCTCCGATCGCTCCATTGCTTTGTCCACCACCGCCACCACCCGATGCCGCACATCCGCTTAAAGCTTGCCCTGAAGACGCGCCGCTTGGAACAATAGTTAAGTCAAATCCTTTTTCTGCATTTAAACTAAAAATCGGAGCGAACAATGCGGCAATGCAATTTTCAATAGTTGCTGTTCCCCCACTTCCTCCAGCCGCTCCGCTTCTACCTCCGGCCCCACCTGAACCTCCATTCACGCCGGGAATTGACGGGTTTAGACTTGCTCCGTTTCCTCCAACGCTTCCCCCAGCTCCGTTTGCATATCCCTTGCCGCCATTTGCCCCAACTAATCCTCCAGCAAGAGTGCCTGCCGCTAAAGCCGCTCCACCCGGGCCTCCATTTCCTCCTGTGGTTGAAGTGCCATCATTACCCTTAGTGCCTATATTCCCGCTTCTGTCAATCGTCCCATTATTAGTTAAAATTCCCTTAACAAAAATTTTATAACCGGCTGTCGTCAATTTTATTCCAGCGTTAACGGTTAAATTGTCATAGAACATATCTCGTGTTAAAGTCGTATCTACGGAAATCGTAACATCGCTATCAGACCCATCGCCTGCGTATGGAGCAATTGCTTCATTAAAATTATTGTTTAAATCAGAAGATAGTATTTTTTCGGAATTCCAAATTTTCATTTTTTTATTTGATTAATTTTTTAAAGATATTTGGCGCGACTTTTTTATTGTCTTTTAAAAACATATTCGGCTGATTGGTTTTATTAAATTTTTCCGCATACCCATTTAAATCAGCCTCAATAATTTTGTGCTCAAATCCAAGCCGTGAAACTATCTTATAGGCTTCAACCTCGTTCTCAACATTGATTGTTATAGTTAGTTTTTTCATACTGAAGCGAATGAATATTGGCAATCCACGACCAAAGCCATCGTATTTGTTTTAACCCAATTCAATCCAGCCAGGTGCGACCATATCAATCCTGTATCCGCTCCCGCCTCTCCATCAATGACGTTGCCAAACTCCGTGAAAGTTCCGTCTATTTCTGTTTCCGTGAAATATGCCATTAAAAAAGCAATACGCCCGCTGGCTGTGCCGGAAGCGACAGCATTACGATACGCCTCAGTAATCAATTGTGTATCCGTGGCTGCAGCCGAACCTGCGCCAGTCCCCAATAACATGTAATTTATAATCCCCGAATAAGTTATATCGTTGGCCAATCGGCGGCAAACAGCGTTAAATCCAGCATCGCAGATAACATTCGTGTGTTTATCAACCATTATTAATTCTCCCAATTGATACATTCTCATCATCCTTGGCCATTGTTTCCGGAAAGCTGAAATAAACTTATTAAAAAGCTTTTGCCATTTATATAGCGTAGTCTGATCGTAAAATTTTGCTGTAATTTCCCCTAAAACTTCTACATTTTGTTTGTCCATGTTTTTGAAATTAATTAATAAGCAAACATTGAAACGTCTAATATTCCCTCTCTTTTATTATCGTCGTCATCGGTTGGAACGTATGGCGCCAGGACGAATTCAACTCCAGCCGGCCAAGGATTTGCCCTGATTTTTTCCGTAACGGCAACATCCTGGTGATCTTGCATATTCGTGTGCAAAGAGATCTCTTCCGTAACGCTTATTTGCTGGCTGTCCCTGTAGTATTTTTCCAGTACTGCATCGCTGCTAACGACAATCTGCTTGTTCTGCGATAACAGCAATTTTTGCAAAAAATCTATAATTCCCATTGTTCGCAAAGTGGCAATGCCAACCTCATATTGCCCCTTGTTATACCCGATCATTTGCAACGATACTTTTTGAATAAGAAAGCTTTCGCTAATCTCTCTAATGTCCGACTGAATTGTTATAACCTGGCCAGACCGCAAACCGCCCCGATAAGTTGAAAATTCCCCCTCTTGGATTTGTTGCGCGTATGCGTCAAGCTGAGCAATGGCGTATTGTTTAGCCTCTTCTTTCGATAAAATCGTCTGATCGGTTATGGCGTATTCATAAGCTCCGTATTGGCTGATTGAGTTGTCATCCTGAACCTGGACTAAAATAGGTATTTTAGGCGTTCCTGTAATTGCCACGGCCGCGCTGGCTGACGGCGCGTTAACAAACCGCAATGATTTTTGGTTATAATCCCAGAGACAATCAAAATCCTCATCTTTATTAACAAATTCAATGCCCACATTTTGGCTTACTCCGCCAACCGTAACCGTTGGTTCGCTTGAAAACTTATGTCCTAAAGGAAATGTTTTTTGCGATCCGTCAGCCACATAATTTTCAGTCAAAGAATTCCCGATCATTTCCCCTCCCCTAACAAAAACCCTGTTTCTCATCTGGCTGATGTCATCCGTAATTCTCAAGCTGTTAAAAATATAATTTCCGCTTGTGTCATCCAGTGAAAACGGCGCTGCTTCGGAATTTTTAGCGAAAAAATGGATGTCTTTGTCGTAATCGACATACCAGTTATAATTCACCTGCTCCGCTAAAAGCTGAAGGCATTTTGAAACCGGCAATCTGTTGAAAGAAATTGACTGAACTAAAATGTCGCACGAAACATTTTCAATCGTAAATCCGGTCAAATAATTTGTATTGATATAATCAATAATCTGGTCGATTGTTTGGCTTTGGAAATTCTCAACAACAAAAACCCTGTCTAAATATTGCGTCCAGTCTTTGCAAGTAACCTGATATTCCAAAGTCAAACCGGCAATACTTTCATCCACCTGAACCACTACTCCCCCGAAAATCTTATCTGCTCCGTCCATAACAACAATCTCATCTCCCGCGGCCGGCTTCCATGTGATTGATCCGTGTTTTTTTGTTGTAAAGGTTAAACTGTCGGTTTGCGAATTCAAAACATCCTCTTTTGAAAATGTCGTCCAATCGATGAAATCCGTTTTATCTATTGAATTAACTAAGACTTGAATATCCATTTTATAGTTTTAAATTCAGCTTTAATTTATCGAATATCATATCCCCTATCTTCTCGGCCGCTCTCCTGTCTGACATAAAAGTATTGCCGGTAATATTAATCGTGATTCCTCCAATTCCGGCATAAGCCGGCCCGTGGCTCAAAGGAATAACAGCCTCCGGGCCAGCTTCTCCGATCATAGCGAGTGTCGGTTTTGTAACAATTCCCCCCGCTGCCAATAATGGAATCTTTGGAATTTGCGGCGCCGAAATATGTAAAATATCCGCGCCTGTTTTAGCCACGCTGTTTATTTTTTCAATCAACCCGTTAATCTTTTCTATAATCCAATTAATGCCGCCTTTCATTGTGTTTTTAGCTGCTTCCCAAATTTGTTCGACAATCCCGCTGACTCCATTCCACATATTCTTCCAGGCGTCCTGAATAGGCTTTGTAAACTCCCTGAAACTGTCAATCAGCCAGTTCCAACCAGCCGAAACAATCGTCTTAATGGCGTCCCAGGCGCCGACAAGAACCGTTTTTATATTTTCGAATATGCCGACTATATCAATCCCCATCGCGTTGAATAATCCGACAACAATTCCGGTAATCACTGCTATTCCAAATTCAAAAACCGTTTTTATCGCGTCCCAGATAACCGAAAAAAATTGTTTTATACCGTTCCAAATATCCTCGATTTTCTGTTTAAGCATCTCGTAATTTTTTACTATCCAAACAATTCCTGCGACTAATCCTCCGATAATTGCTCCTCCAATCATATATGGCAATAATACCGACGCTAAAGCTCCAAATGCCAAGGCCGCCGCGTAAATTGCCGGAACCAACCCGCCGAGAATAGCTCCAGCCACGATATATATAGCTTCCTTATGTTTTCCGAACCACTCAACTATTTCCTGCGTTTTCTGTATCAGTGGCGGGAGTTTGTTTTGGACTAAATCAATCAGCATAGTGACAAATTTCTTTCCCCAATCTAACAACTGGGCTCCCTGCCCCCTTAAAAATTGTTCCCACGCGTCCTGCAAATTGCTCCACATCCCGCCTAAGCTTTTTGCCTGTTTATCCATTAAATTATTAAATCTCCCGCCTTCTCCGGTTAAACTTTGCATTGCTTGTTGCACTGCCGGAAAACCTACCTCTCCGGCTGAAACCATATCCTGGATGGCTGAAACCGGCTTGCCTAATTGCTTTGCCAGCATATCAAGCAAAGGAACTCCCGCCTCCGTAAATTGCCTTAAG